TATTAAAAGCTCAAAAAGAAGTGAAAGGTGATCAGTGGGACGTGGTTGAGTTTCCGGCAATCTTGGACCACGGACCAGACAAGAAGAAACCGGTTTGGCCTCAATACTGGAAACTAGATGAATTAGAAAAAGTTCAAGCGACTCTACCCGTTAGTAAATGGAACGCTCAATGGATGCAAAATCCAACTTCAGAAGAAGGAGCAATTATCAAGAGAGAATGGTGGAAGAAATGGAAACACGATTGGATTCCTAATTTACATTACGTCATACAATCTTACGATACAGCGTTCTTGAAGAAGGAAACGGCTGATTATTCGGCTATTACCACGTGGGGTTTGTTTTATCCCAATATCGATTCCCCTTTACATCTCATGTTATTAGATGCGGTTAAAGACAGGTTCGAGTTCCCTGAACTACGGAGAAAGGCCCTTGAACAATACAAATACTGGCAACCGGAGATGGTGATTGTGGAAGCGAAGGCTTCAGGATTGCCTTTGACCTATGAGCTTAGGAAGATGGACATCCCAGTAATTAACTTTACACCTAGCAAAGGAAATGATAAGCATGTAAGAGTAAATAGCTGTGCCCCTGTTTTTGAGTCTGGTATGGTGTGGGCGCCACAACAGAAGTTCGCAGAGGAAGTCATCGAAGAATGTGCAGCATTTCCGCATGGCGACAATGACGATTTAGTCGACTCAATGACTCAAGCCGTGATGCGATTTAGACAAGGGGGTTTAATCAAACACCCGGAAGATTACGAAGAAGAGAAAAAACAGCCCAGAAACTTTGATTATTATTGATGAGTATATTTAAACTTATAAGGGCATTTCAAAAAGCAAATGGTAGATCTCCTTCACCTAGCGAATTAGCAAAATTAAAAAAACAAGCGCAAGCTATGGAGGAGAAATCAAAAATCATTAAACCTGATTTTAGCAAGAACAATCCACAAGATTGGAGAGGACTTCCTAAAGTTTTAAAGAACGTTAGAAATCCCAACCAAGTTAGAAAACTTTTAGAATCTGGCGATATTAAAATAGGCCAGGTGACTAAAACGACTCCTAAAGCTCCTGTAGATCCTAAATTTAAAGCAGCAGTAGATAAGCAAGACGAAACATCACGATTAGTTAAAGAATTTGAACTAAGAAACAAAGAGAATGCTTATAAGAGTGCGTTGAGACAATATAAGGAATCGGTTGATAAGAAGCCTATGGATTCGCAAGGGATTTTAAATATTTATAAAAATTTGGCTAAGTATCCTGAAGGAAGACAAATTATACTTGATGATATTTCAGACATTGAAAGAGGATGGATGTTTAACACAATGGGAAATAGAAGCAGAGATGATTTAATTAAAAACTTACGTAAACTGTATTCAGAAGCTCCACCTAAAAATCCTTTTAAACAAACAGCTAAAGAACCTACTGGTCAATTAGAAATGGATTTTACCGATTGGGATCCTAAAGGCATGAAAGGCGGAGGATTAGCTTATATGCTTGGTGAAGAACCAAGAGTGGGAATGATGTATGGAGGCGATCCGGGGTTCGCGTTTGAATATGGAGGATCCTGGGCTGACTGGAGAGATAATCATATGCACATGATGCCATTAACCGAATACATTTCAACTAAACTTCCTAAAGATAGAATTCCATTTAGACAAGGAGTTAATGAAGGCGGAAGAATAGGCTTTTCTACTGGAGGAACAGGATTGCCACCAACCGGACCAGTCCGACCAGAGAAATATGGTCTAGATTTCTTAGCACGATATCAGTACCCTCCTTCAGAAGGAAATACTTTGGGTCAATTTAAAGATGATGTCTTTAAAAGATTAGTTCCTCCTATAGGAATTAATTATAGAAGCCCGAAAGGATGGTCTCTAGGAGCAGGGCCTACTATTGGAAAGGGAGATAAATCAATTCAATTTCAGTTTAAAAAAAAATTTGCTGAAGGCGGAAGAATAGGATTCGACAAAGGCGGAAGCGGAATGAGCCGAAGAAACTTTTTAAAAATTCTAGGAGGACTGGCTACAATTCCAGTTCTAGGTAAATTTTTTAAATTCGCAAAACCAACAGCTCAAGCTGTAAAAGCAGTTGAAACTTCTAACGCAGCTGGAATGCCAGCATGGTTTCCTAAACTGGTTGAGAGAGTAATGAAGGAAGGAAAAGATGTGAGCAAACAATATGCTACGACTGAAAGAGTAATTGTTAAAGAGGCACAACTTCCAAATAGTAAAACTAAAATTTTAGTAGAACAAGATTTAACAACGGGGAACACAACTGTTGATATTGGATTAGGTAAGCATGGATGGGCCGATGGAAGATGGGGTCAACCTGCAAGACTTTTTTTACAAAAAGGGGAATGGGTTCAAACTCCAAAAGGAAAAAAGAAAGCTATTAAAACAAAAGATGAATTTGACGTGGAAGAAGCAGAATTTACTGGAGATGCAGAGAATATAAAATATGAAGATTCTGTAGTTGAAAAATATGGAAATCACGCATCTGATTTTACTGAAGTTGAAAAATATGCAACGGGTAAAAATGTAGACAAGTACAATCTAAAAGGTACGAAAAAAAGACAAGCAGATGAATGGTCTCAAGGCAGAGCAGAAGCTGATGCTGAAAGATGGGCTGACGAAGCTGATGATTTTGCATCTGGTGGCGTCGCTAAATTATTAGGAGAATAATGTCTAGAGTTTTAAAAGTTCTTGATGAAATTTTATACAAGTATGAAGGTATACAACCTCAAGGGTTTGATGAGGGCGGACTAGCAACACCTAAACGTGGCTTGGTTGATGAACCAGGGAGTTATAGTGGTCTTGATCAGAAATATTTATATAAAAAAGGTGACGGCTATAGAGTTGTAGCAACAAAAGGGAATGAAAAAATTAATAAATATTTTCCTAAAGATCAATTAAATGAAGCTAGAACTTATGCAAAAGAGGTAGAAGAAAAATTTGATAAGATAGAGGCAAAACCACCTAGAGAGGTAACTGGAAAAAAATTAACTGTATATAATAAATTTGCTCAAGACATTTATGGTAAAAATTTTAATGAATTAAAAACTCAAGAAGATAAAAATATAGTTAAGACTAGATATAAACAATCTGATGGAAAGTTTAGAAAAACTTTTCAAACCGATGCACTAACAGACTTAAATCAAGAAAGAATTAGAAAAGCTTTTCCTGATGTTGAGTTTGAATTTAAAAAAGGTCAAAAATATGGCGTCGTTCAAGAACTTAAAAATGGAAAACGTAATCCAGTATTCACTGCCGTAAATAATTTTGTAAATAATGACTACAAATTATCTGTTAGAAAAGCTTTACCTGTATCTACACAAAGGGACATTGTAGCAAACTTTGAATTACCAAAAGGTGTAAAAGAGTGGAACTTTGATGTTAAGAGGGGAGGTTATCTTTACGGCATACCAGACACAGGCGGAGCAAACATGAATCTTGGCAAAAGAATAATTAATTTTGTTAACGAGCCTAAACCTTATAAAATTGCGGCAGACTTTGGTAACGCTGAAGGATGGTTGTTAAATCAAATGAACCGTGCTTTTGAATCTAAACAAAATCCAAATTTTATTCCTAAATATGATTTAGTTAATAATAAGAAAAAAATTGTAGGGTTCACTGATAATCAATACGGTGGTGGTAAAACTTATTATGCTCTTAAAAAATACGCCGATAAATTTAACGGCACGATGATGACAGAGCACCCTGATTTTAAAAACACAAAAAAATTTATAGACATAGCAAACAGAGCTAAACTAGCTCCTAACAAAGTTATTAAAGATTTATTAATTAAAGGTGGAGTTACTGATGATAGAGTCACGTTAAATAATTTACTTCAATATATGATAAATGAAAAAGGTGTGGAACCAACAAAAAGAGCTTTAGTGTTACACCATAAAGGAGGTGCGTTTGCAAATCCTACAAGAGATTTTCAAATATTAAATACAGCAGTAAATCAAAACATAAAAGGTGTCGAGTTAGCCATGAGAACAGATCCAAAAAATATTACACCTAAGAATATTAAGTTTTTAAAAGATGCTGGTGCATCAATAACTATTGATGGTAGGACGTATGGTGGTGGACCTAAAACTGCGATAGGTAGTTTTAAACAAGCAGAGCGATTTGTTCAAGAAAAATTAAAAGGTTTTGGTGATAAAGAATTTCAAAATTTAAGTAAATATTTAAAAAAACTCTGCCCTGGAAAGGCATCCGGAGGCCGTGTGGGTATGCAAGTAGCAGGACCAGCGGGTGTTGAATGTGGAAAAGATCGTTTAAAACAAATTATGAACGGTTCAAAACCAAAACCAAATGAAATGAGTCTTATAAAAAGAATCATGGGAGGTGCTGGTGGTGTTATGAAAAACATGGCTAACCCAAAACAGTTTTTGTCTTTAAGGGCATTACTCGGACCAGAAGCGATGGCTTTTCTTGGGGCATTTGAAGCAGGAGTAATTGGTTATGAAAATCTTGCAAAAGGCGTTCCGATTAAAGAAGCCTTAGGAGAAAACTGGGCTACAAGTTGGGCGGTTCCATGGTCGGTTCAAGGAGCCCAAATTGAAGATATGAGAAAAAAAGGAATGATTAATACAGATGCTTTAAAAAAATGGGCAGGTGGACAAGAAAAAATAGAAGAGATAGATAACTTGTATCAAAATTTAAATACATTTGATTCAATATCCGGTCAACTTCCACCCGCTGAAAAAGCGAAAGCTAGAGAAAAAATGGAGGCGACTATTAAAGAAAAAGAAAATGAATTTATATCATGGATGGAGGATAATGAAATTAGGATGCAGGCTCTTCTACCTGGTTCTGCAGGTGAAGAGGAGTTTCAAAAAACGTTAATGGAAAGAGATGCAATAGCAAGAGGAAAAGCACCTTTAAAAGGTCTTAGAGGTGATGTAGGAGCAGAAGAACTTCCACCAATATATCAACGTTTCGGGCCAAGAGGACTAGGTGTTAAAAAAGAAAAAAGACCGATTGATCGAATACGTTATGATCTACCTCAAACCGCTGCAGATTTTAAATATGAAGAACAAGATTTGCCAGATTACGCTAGACAAGAATGGGAAAACATCTTTACAGACGCAGGAATGTTAAGACCTAGACAAAGTTTAAGTGATGTGATTGATGCCACAGGTCGAACAGGTATGGAGTATGCAAAGGATCAATATAACATTGAAGAAAAATGGCGTCAGCTGTTTGAATTACCAGGAATTCGTGGATCTCAAGATTGGAGAGGTGCAAACGGCGGCATAGCTACTCTTAACCCAAGAAGACCTCACGCTATACCACCAGAATCAGGACCGATGCCTCAAGGAGGAGGCTTGTCTTCTATGTTTAATCGTGCTAGAAAATGGTAGGAGTTTAAATGGCAGATAATCGAATAGATAAAGGACTCCCGAATATTACACCTGAACCGATTCCTCCTAAACCAGGAGAATTGGAAGTTGATGTTACGGAAGAACAAGTTAAAGGTCCTATAGAAGTTACACCTGAACCAGATGGCGGAGCGACGGTCGATTTTGACCCGAGCGCCAATTTAAATATTCCGGGAACGGAAAGTCACTTCGATAACTTAGCAGATATATTACCTGACGATATTTTAGATCCTGTTGGATTAAAACTAGCAGGAGATTACCAAGATTATAAATCTTCTAGAAAAGACTGGGAACAAGCTTATGTGACTGGTTTAGA